TTCTCTCAATATATACCACCACCACAACCCCCCGGAACACAGGCCCAAAATTTTCGCTGACCACGACGCGCGAAGCGCGTCACTTCGTGTGGTCACTTCGTAGCGAAAATTTTGGGCCTGTGTTCCGGGGGGTTGTGGTGGTGGTATATATTGAGAGAATTTTTTCTAGTCTTTGTCGGTTTGAACTGGTATGAACCTGTCTGTGACGTCATAGTTGGTGTACGTGACTTAATGTACGTATGTTAAGTATTAATTATAGATTAGATATTAAGATAGATAATGATATAGATATTATAATTAGGTTTTGCTAATTAAAACAATAAAGGTATATTTAATATAGGTATATTTATTTATTTAGTTTACTAGATCTAGTTACAGGTTTCTCAATTATAGGTAACAAAGCCGATTTATGACGAAGTTTCTTTTGTGCATCTATAAATTCATCTTGCGTTGTTTCTGCAGCTCGCCCAGCGGCTATTCTTGAATCCATTCCTGGTCGTTTAGTTGGTAACTTAAATGTACCCAAAGACCTTAGTAGAGGAGTTTCATTTATATTAGGATAGCGGAACTGCGTATATTGTGATGTGAAATATTGTGGCGGAATTCTATCCGTTCTAGCAACCCATTCCCTAGTAGATTGAAGTCCAGTGAGTCTAATTCGAGTTTTAATTAAAATGTCCCATTTAGCATTAAGTAGAGAATTGTCTTCATTTCTAATGTTTACAAATCCAATCATAAACTTAGGCATTGATTGCGGAGCGCATTTTTGTTCGCCGAAATAATTATAACCCATGTAATCCACAAATGCATTTAAATTATTAGAAGCACTTTGATTTAATTTTGTAGCTGTTAGAGCTACAGGTGGTACACTTGTAGTTAGGTCTCGTCGTTCTCTTATTTGGTCATTGCTCATGAAATACCCATTTTCTAATCCAGGTATTGGTGTCATTATATTAGTTGGTTGCGCTGCAAGCGGAGTGACTACGTTTCCTTTCAAAGTACTCTCCGCATATAAAAGTCCATTCGTAGGTTTAAATCGTTTTTCCCAGCATTTACCGTAAGCAGTAGTTCCATTTTTAATGTCAACGTAGTCATATATTCCGACGTCTTTAGGCACATTATTTTCAAAATATGGAAGAGAATAATCAACGATTACGGGATTGTTTATATCCCTACTCGTAGATGATGCCGATATATTCGGAAATTGTTCGGACCAAGCTGTTGTTACAGCAGCAGTAGGCCGTGTAGCATTTTTCCATTCAGTTCCAAGAGCTTTATTTATGATGTCTGCTACATTATTTATGCCGTAGTTGGTTTCATAAGCTTCATCAAAATGAAAACATCCGATGGGATATTGTGCGTTAGCGTTAGCAACTGAACTGGTAGTGGCTGAAGTTACAAAAGGTAATCGTACTCCGAGACTATAGACTTCACATACTACTTCTTCCACTTTCAATGAAGTATAATCTCTAAACATTCGGAGGAGTTCGCCTTCACTTACATACATTAGTAGTCTTTCCCATGGAATTCCATGTATATGTTTAAAACGTTGTTGAGCGTAATAGCCCGAGTTCGTTGTTGCTAAATGTCGAAATTCAGGTAAACCATTTGTTATTGTGAAATGGTAGCTTTTTCCATATACTAATGTATGATGTTGATTTGGTTGTGGTGCTCCAGAAAAAATGTCTTGTCTACCATCATTAGCTGATCCACCAGCTCCCATTCCTCCGGATCCTCCAGCTGCTTGTCCTCCAGTACGTGGATCGACTTGAGCTCCTGCTCCGGTATCAGTGGCCCCGACGGTTTCCATTGGTTGTATATCTTCAGACATTGTTGGAGGAGATTGTTGTGCTGTTTCGACTGGTTGAGTTCCACTTGGTCCTGCTTCGGCTACAAAGTCTTGTAAAAAGTCAGGGAAGTCAGCCAAATTTACTTCTTGGTCTGCGTTAATATTTTGTCCAGCTACGTGTCCAAATTCTCTAATATCTGGTTGGTTTTCTTGGTTTTCTCGTCTTGCGGCTCTAGCTCTATTAATCCTTTTGATTTTGGCCCAATCTTTTTCAGTTGATTTTCTTTTGCCCATTCCGTACAAGGGTTTACCTAGTACATGTTCTTCTACCAAATTTTTAGTTCCAAGTCCAATACCGCCAATTAAACTATGCACGTTTCCAGTATGCACAAATGAAGTAAAAAACTCGTCACGGGCCTGTTTATCAGCTTGAAAAACTTCCTTATGATTGGTTACTTTATCGTAAGCCAAATCATGCGACCTCGCGATAGCGTCGTCTTCGTCTATTGGATTTTTTTCAAAGTTATCAGTACCCGGACCAAGATAATTATGATAAGGAAAATGAATACGAGGCATATGGAATTGCACTAAATATATTTATTACCATCACCTATATTTATACATTTTGATAAGATTACATATTTATTACCATCACCTGTGATTATACATTTTGATTAGATTACAAATCGGTTACATACTTATCAACTAGATAAACCCACGCAAATGGATGTAATCGCTTATTATATTCTTTTAATTTAGGACAAGGATACCAATAATATTTAATGATACGATCGTCCCATACTTCTTTAGTGAATTTGTCGTAGTTTGCTGTAATAATAACAGGGGTTTTTTGAACATTAGCTTCCTTCTGAAATTTAACTGTGGCCTTCAGGGCTGTTCCAGCGAATAATTTTTTAAGCGTTTCTGTAGCATCTGGTTCAAAGTTTGGTTCATCCCAATAGTTTACTCTTCTATTAACAGCTTCCATTAACGGGAAATTGTTGTATCGGTTAAAATTTTGAATGACCCCAGTGTTCCAATAAAATGCAAGTACTGTTTCTATAAAAAAGTTTTTTCCTGCGCTAGGTGGACTTACTATTTGGAATGTGTTTGTTTTTTGATGCTTCTTCTCTAAAATCTCATATAGGTCTGTTATAAACCTTTTTTTTGCATCCTCTATGCTGTCAAAATACTCTAGTTGATCATTATGCATTTGGAAGTCGAGTAGTTCTTCTACAATTTGCTGTGACTCTTCTATGGTATAATACGTGTTTAATAAGTCATTACTACTTATTGCTCCCCAAATAGGCATAGTGTGTTCATTCTGATAGAGCATTTTTAAATCACTGTAGGTCATATTCATAGTTATTTTCATAAGTATTTGAAATGTTCGCTGTATTTGTTTGTCACTAGCTATATATGTACCCCATTCACTTTCAAGCCAATCCTTGGTGTCTAATATGTGTTCCAAGGGCCATGTTGGCCTGAGTTTGAATTGCTCCACGAACTTTTCGACTGGGTTTCCGTTTCTGGATGATCTTCCATGCGGGACATCTGCGCATCTATTATCTCTTTTAGTTGGTAGGCGTGACGACTGTTGTCCGGAAGGTCCACTTTCATCCTGATCGTTGCTCTCTTCCAGTTGTTGCGAGTGTCGCTTGGGTTGTATTGATTCTTTGCAAACAGATTCAGTTCTATAAACATATTCGAATTCGGGTCCGTCGGCCACTTTGATGTGCACAGGCCATCGGGGCCATTTTGTGTTATAGAACACAATGTTGCGTATATGTTCCGTGTCGACCGGGTCGATAGGGATTGCCTTATTCTTCCTTGGATTGACGTCAAAGCTCCTCCCGAGGCACCTGCATTCATTATTGTACCATCTGCAGGCGTGAAGTATGTGGAAATGGCCCTGGGTTGGTTCTTCAAACTTTTTTTCTTCGTAAGCACGCCCTTCGATGTTGTGATAGACTTTCTTTTCCGAGTAGTATTTATATGTCTTGAACTCGATGGTCGGTTCCTGCGATTCTCCTCCTCCCTCTCTGATTCTGATTGGCTCGATTGCTGGCTTTCCGCAGTATCGGTATCTAGTCGGTATGACTCCGAAATCGTAGTCGGGTGGGTATCCTCTACTAATGTCTTCTGGGTAGTCTTCCGTTCCTTTATTTGTTTCATGGAACCAAATAGCGTACGAACCTCTGCTATCAAGAGCTCTCCTGATTTTGTAAACCATTTCACGAAATCTGTGGCCTGGTCTAAACTCAATGGAGTCGTGTAAAATTCTTCTTGCATTAACTGTATTATTCTCAAAAGCTCTGCATAACTGATCTGCGAGGATTCCCATTCTGCGTTCCACCGCTCGAAAGAATTGGTCGAGGCTTCTTTCTCGTTCGATAGGAGTTTCAAAGGCGTCTTTATGACAGAGTTCCATTTGTTGATAACTGACAGGGAATGGCCTTTCAAATCCGTAGTTTCTTTTGCTTTGTTCTGTAAGATGAGCGTTAAGTAATACTTCATCGTAGCTAGGCTTGAATGTACCAATTTCGGCTCGTCCACTGTTTCGTACAATTCTTCCAACGAGTTGTTTTTGCAATCTTTTTGAATAAATGCTGAGAATTCCTCGGTTAAGAATTCTATCATTTCTTCTTCTGCGCTCACAACTTTCATCATAGTATCCCAATCTTGGATCGTGGACATCATAACGGTTTCCAGTTTCTGCAAATACTCCGGTCGCTGCTTGACTTGGAATTTCATTTGAAGACTCTTCAAAAGACTCCATAGCAGACAAAAGTTCACGAGGAGTATTAACATTATCAAGCAAGTCTGTATATTCTTCGTGTTCACCTCTATTGCGCATGCACCTTACAAGATCTACGTAGTCTTCGTCAAATGGATTAAGCCCGTCTTCCCAGGAGTCCTCGTAAGCGCCAGACTGTGTGGACATTTTAATGTGTGCTATTCTTATACTGTATTTATATCTATCTTTATCTTCTTATCATATCTATATTATTATATTATCACTACCACCTTATTTATTATCAGTTGTGTACTCAAGGCAAGTCACGTACACCAACTATGACGTCACAGACAGGTTCATACCAGTTCAAACCGACAAAGACTAGAAAAAATTCTCTCAATATATACCACCACCACAACCCCCCGGAACACAGGCCCAAAATTTTCGCTACGAAGTGACCACACGAAGTGACGCGCTTCGCGCGTCGTGGTCAGCGAAAATTTTGGGCCTGTGTTCCGGGGGGTTGTGGTGGTGGTATATATTGAGAGAA